TAACTGGGGTGGGTCAAGTAGACGATATTGTTAATCTGGATCATGTTGATCCCTCGGAGGTCGGCCTCTTGGTAGGGCACTGGTGTTCCGACACTACCGGACGAGGCAGCATAGACGGGTGCCGTACTCGTGGAGGCATAAGTTAGTCCCACTGCTTCCAAGGGAGCACCGGAAGCATAGGTGACACCATTCCATGTTTGGGTAGATGGGTAGGTCATCAAGGCACCGTTCTGCCAAAAACGGATGTACCCCACACCGATTTCCATGATGATTCGATTGGAATCTGAAAGGTTCAAACCAAAAAGACGGCAACGTGTGGTGGATGACTTGGCAGCACCCAAGTACTCGGTGCCACTACGACGGTTGGCAGACCCGTAGGGGGTGATCAGGTAGTTCTCTAGTTTCTTGCAACCGGAACGGTACTTATCAATGGAGGTACGTGCCTCCATGTAGGGACTCAACTCCCCAGCATTAAAGGAGGAGATGATGTCGTTGATCATGGAAGGGAACCGGAGAACCTAGATTGGACGAGGGGGGAATTGACCCATGCCATGACCTTCTTGGGTTTGCTCTGGTTGGCATCAATGCGTCCTGCCTCGGCAATGGACAACTTGAACTGCTGGAGGAGTTGGTTTTTTAAGTTCAGATCCCCTGCAAGTGGCTTGCAAAGGTCACTGGCAAGTTTCAATGCCACCACTTCCACAAAGGTCGTGGAAAAAATGCTGGGGTCGGGATTATTAGAAACGTAGTAGATGTTTGCGTAGGTTTCGTCGGTCAGCAAGGATGTCCCTTGAATCTCAAAGACTGCCGTCATATCGACGTAACCATAATCGTTGAAAGCAATGATTTTGCCGTAGTCGGCAGGTAACTGATAAGAATAAGACCAATTAAAAGAGGGAGCCGTTGTGTTCTGGGCAAGGACGGCAGAGGAGGTTGCAAAACCCCACGTATTGAGCATGAGACATTCTTTGACCACCACCGGATAGAACAAGTTGCAGAATCGTGCCTCCATCGAACCATCCGTGAGGGAGGTGATTGATTGGTCTCCGATCTTGGCTAAAGCCAAGTTGCAAATGGTGATGGAATCCATGCTGAAAAAATAAAGGTTAAAAGAAAGGGGTGAGGTGCCTGATAAAAAAACACCCCACCCCCGACTTGTGAATAATTACTGCTTGGTCGTGTCGGTCAGGATCGTGACCACACCTGTATCAAGCAGACGTGTGGCACCGATGACTGCCGTGGAACGAATGACCAGACCGTGACTGAGGTCAGGACGGATGTCCATGTAGGTCTTGCGTCCACCATCAACCACCACGAGGGCATTTTTCTGGTAAGCAAAGCAAGTGCGAACCAGAGGAGTTCCTGACGTGCTAAGACCCTCGTAACGGACGATCTTGAAACCAAGGAAGGTGTCAATCTGTCCTGCCACAAGTGCTGCCACTTGTGAATAGAGGGTGTTGGTGACTTCCGTTGTTGCCAAGAGATCAGCAATTTCAGCAGCACTCACGACAAGGATACGATCCTCAACGGGGGCTTCTGCCTTATCGAGCTTATACTTGGCATAACGAACCTTATCGATGGTCAGACCGGAGTTGACGGCAGTGCCACCAAACGGCACACGATTGACAGCAATCTGCTGGTTGGTCGTGTCGTAGGCAACGGACTGGGTGACTTGGATACCAGAGGAACTGGATGCCGTGGAGGTAGCAGCACCTGTAGCTGCCGTGTTGATGATGGCATCAACCTGACGGTTATAGGCAGCAACCTGACTCTGCATGATGTCAGAGGAGGGATTGCTGACGTTACCGAGGAAGAGGTCATCAAACTCGTCCACGATGTTTGCGACATCGTAAGGAGTCGGATAAGCCCACCGAGTAGGTAGATCAAAGTCTGTGGTAGGAGTGCTAGCGTTCTTGGTGCTAACAGCAGCCATGTTGAGCAGACCCATCTGATTGAAGCGAACGGCAGCACCGTTAGCCTGTACGAGTTTGCAACGATCTTTCAGACGTGAATCCAACTGTTGGAGCAAAAGCTGCCAACTGTTTTGGTACATGATCTGATAGTGCTGGGGAATGACTGTCAGGTTTTGACCTGCAGCAGGAGAGTTAAAAGCCATAGTGTTGAGTAGTTGGGTTCCCTTGGGGTTGGTTGGGGAACCGTGTGGAGTTGATGACCAGTTTCCTCTGATTGTCCCAATCGGGGTCAGGTTCTCTCTGGGTCAAATCCAACTACTCAGGCCGAAAATCGGTTATCTCTCGTTGGGTTTGTAAATCTTGGTTTACAAGAGGTGTATATACTGGTCAACAAGTTTCAATCTGGACATCTAAAGAAAAACCCCCACCCCGATTGAAGGGTGAGGGTTCCTCAAGGTCGGACGAGCAACTATCCGTTCTTGATCAAGTCTGCCACCATGCCGACCACTTCACGGTCACCTGCCACAAACCTCTGGTGGTAGGGGTTTTGGGGGTTACGCATGATGTCAATGCCACGTGCCTGACCTGCCATAAAGGTTGCTGTGGAATCTGAGGAAACGATCTTATCGTCACTGACCATCCGAGAAAACCTCTCTAGTGCCACAATGACGTTGGGATCACTCAGTCCCTTGCTATTGGGATCCAGTCCAGTGACCTGACAGGCACGTTTTACGACTGCCATGTTTGTCTCGTACTTCTCACCCCATGCTTGTTCTAGTGCCTTCTGCCCCTCGGTGTATTCCTTTTGGAGCACTTGAGCCTGTTCTTGGGCACGTGCAGCTTCCAAGGTTGCGTAGTATTTGACGGCCTCGGATGCCTGAGTGGGAGTCAATCCATTCTTGTGGGCAACCTCATTAAATCCCTTGATGACGTTGGAATCCAAGGTGACACCCTCTGGGATGCCATCTACCTTGGTCGGGTACTTGTCGGCACTTTCTGGGACTCCTCTTTTGGCATTGAATGCTGCCCATTCTTCCGGTGAGGACTTTTCGTTGGGCATGATGACGGCATCTGCCTTCTTCCCCATCAGTCTCTGGAGGTTGATGTAGGATTTCGCTAGTGCCTCGTTGTTCTTAAACTGACCGAGGATCTGCTTGTCGTTGGCAAACTCGGCTGGGAGTCGGTCTAGCCAACCTTCGTTAAATTCCCCCTTTTCGTTGAGTGCCCACGGGTTCTCAGTCGATGAAGTTGGTGTCGTCGGGGAGGTAGTCCCTCCAGTTGTTTGATCGAGTAGACTTCCGGTTCCGGTGGGGGTCGATGTCGTCGTACTCGTCGTGATCGGGTTCTCGACTGCTGTTTGTGCTGCCAGCAGTGCGTTGCCGTCTACGGGAGTCACTGAGACTCCTTCTCCTGTGATGATGCTCATTAGGTTTCATGGGGTTGGGTGTTTGCTACAATGCCCAAAGGTGTATTGACACCTCTGGACAAAAATTCACTGTGCTCAAGGGGGGAGTGATTCTCCTTGTGCCACTGGATGTATGCTGGGGATCGGGTCACATCCGTGGACTCTTCAACCGTGGGTTGCTCACTACTCTCGTTCACCGTAGGGTGCTCACTACTCTCGTTTTGCTTTCGTTTTCTTGGGTGCTTCATGGGTTGCCTTGTAAGAAAGAGCTTTCATGTGGAGGTAGACCTGACGTTGACCGTCCCGTATTGCTGCCTTGATCGGGTCAAATGACCCGTCTGCACTCGGCACAAAGGCAGGGGCATTGATCCCAAAGACCTTTTCCAAGTGTTCCATGAGGGTGATGCCACTCTCCGTGGTCAGGATGCTGTATGCCTTGGTTTCTTTACTGATTGCCACAAACTCACTCATGACTGCTGGATTCCTTTTTGGAGTTGCTGACCTACGGCACTCTGGGGATTGACGCTACCGAGTTGCTGGGCAATTTGTGCACCGTGTGCCTGTGCTTGTTGTTGTTGAGCCTGTGCCTGTGCTTGGGCACGTTGCTGCCTCATCTGGGCAATCTCGGCCTCACTTCTCAGGAAGTCTGGGTCACCTCCGTTTGCCAGTGCCTTTTCCCTGACGATTTTATCAAAGTTAAAGTTATCTAGGATGGATTGGTCTTGGGTGACCTGCACGGTCTGAAGGGATTGGGAAACTGCTTCATCAATGGCACTGACACTCCGAGTAGCAATGGCAATGGACATCTTGTTATTGAAGATGACCTGAGGTTCTGGCAGGTATGCTTCACCACTTGCCGTAAATTGGATGAGTGCCTTGGGTGGAGGTGGGAAAAGACCTCGACGTGCTAGGATCCCATAGACCCTCTTGATGGTTGGGATGAGTAATTCCGTGGTGAGTCGGGAATAAGTCGGACTCAGCATGGTCAACTTTTCACTTTCCATAGCACGGACTTGTGTTGCCGTGATGGGAGATCCCCCAGATCCCAGTTCTTCTTGGGCAAACATCTGGAACATGGGGACATTGAAAGCATCCTCAATGTGTTGCTGCTTCATCTTGATGCGATCCAGACCGACATCGTAACGACCTCCTGTTGCCCATTCACGTGGCATGGCAGAGGGGTCGGTAGCATTAAAGTAAGTGATGCCTCCTGCCGTGAGATCAGGTTCTCCGTTCATCCCTTCTGGGATCAGCAGTCGTGGGAAGGCAGTCAGTTCTGCCAATGCGTCCATCTGCTTCTGGAGGAAGTTGACCTGCTTGGCATCAGGGAGTGCCACCCATGAGGGAGACCAACCGTAGACTCCGTGCTGCCACTTGAGGAACCGAGAAATAAAGAAAGGTTGCTCGTCGTAACCGGAATCTCTCAGCACATGCTTGGAGGAACATTCCACGTGAACCGAGGCAAAGGGTTTGTTCTGTCCGTCCTTCTTGGTCTTGTCCCTCTGGTCATCTGTCCGTGGGTAGATGGCATGGATCATCTCCACCTTGTGCTCGTAGTTCTTGCCGTCACCGGAGTCGTACATCTTCCTGACCTGCTCGGAGACGTTCTCAATGCCGTACTCCTCAACCAGTTGCCTCACGGTCATCTCCTTACGAATAAAAATCACGTCACAATACCCTTCGTTATTTTCACTGGCAGCAAAGGTGCCGAGGTCAAAGGTCTTGAACAGGAGGGGACAATAGGCACCGGAATCCACGTAGAGGGCAGCAGTCCCAAAGGCACCACGGTCAAGGTGGCACTCGTGGATCGTGTTATAGAAATTGCTACGTGCTAGTTCCTCTAAGATGACCTCGGTGCAGTCGGCAAAGTATTCACTGACTCCCTCACCGTCTTCTAGGTTTTCCGGTGCTGCTAGTTGGCACCAAGCACTCCCTGCATCGTTGCAGTAGGACATGATCCCTGCTGCCATCGTCTGATTGGCACGGACAGCAGTCGTGTCAAAGAGTTGGGTCTCACGGTCAAGGTTGGGTGAATACTGCTTATTGAGGATATACGACTTCCTTGGCATGACGTAGGTGGCAAGTTGCTGCCACATGCTCATCCAATAGTTGCGTTCCACGTCCAAAGATGACCACCTTGCCATGATCGATGCTGCTAGATCCGTCTTACCCATCTTCTTGCCCTTTTTGACAGGAGTGGGTGTATTGACACCCTTGGGTGCAGTGAGTTGGGTGTCTGCCATAATAATTGGGTGTGGTTACTTACCGAGGAGAGAACCGGATGGTGGTGCTACTGCTTGGTTCTGGGTGTCTTGATTGCTTTGCAAGAGGGATGCCTTCATGCCAAATCCTTGTGATGCCTGTGCCCCTGCCATCTGTTGTGCTAGGGCAATATCCAAAGAGGAAGCCGATGGGGGTGGGGGAGGAACAGGTGCCTTGGGCATGGCAGGGATATTGATTATGGGTGCTGCTGGTGTCGGTGGGATATACGGAGTGCTGCCACCTCCTCCCTTGAAGTTAGCAAGGATTGGTTTATGAGGGAGGATAGGAGGTAACGGGACACCTCCTGCTAGTGCCATCTCTGGTAATAGGTACGAGACCAACCAACTTACGAAATCTATAACGTCATGCATTGGGTGTGTATACGCACCCACGGATAGATTCTCAACTTGTTTTTTCGTTCAAATGACACAAAGGGTAGGGGATAGGGTGCCGAGTCAAAGGCATCCCTAAGATGTCCAGAATACAGATACAAGTGCCAGCAGTCGGCATCTTGGAAGGTCACCCAAGGGTTGCAGATCCTTTCGTAGGTCGCATTTTGGCACACCGGACGTGCCATAAAGAAAAGGTCATCGTTACTGACAACGATCCCGTAAAGCAAATGTGCCTCCAGATCCTCCCGAAATGTCCGTGGGCATGTCTCTTGCTGGTAGACTGCTGCTGCCCTTTGGACGGGTTTCATGCTCCCTTGAATCCCATCTTGGCATGGGTGGCACGTTTAACCTGATAACCGTAGTTGACCCGTGTCGGCATCTGGCTCCGATCAATGACCAGACCTGCCTTGATTGCTTGGAAGGCAATGGAAAATGCGTCACTAGCATGGGAGGAATGGTCATGCACCGGAACTTGCTTGATCGTGATGCCGTCACTTTCTTCCTTAGAATGATAGAGATCCAAGGCATCCAAACCCAACTGGCAGGTATCTTCCTTAAAACTTACTCGTGGAAAAGCATCTAGTGCCAAGTTGATGCCGTCCCAGACCGAGTTTTGCCTTTGCACTGCCACTACATTGGTCAGTCCTGCCGTCTGTAGGTTAGGTTGCCATAGGGATCCGTTGATGGCAGCAGCATCGTGGGGAAGGAAATGGGAAGCATACCTATAAGGTCGATCTAAAAGTCGTTTTACCCAGTCGGCAGGGGTGGAGCAGTCGGCATCACCAAAGAGACTTTCTAGGAAAACGATCCGATCACCGAGGATTTGCCACAACCAGACTCGGACGTTGAGTGGTGCACCCACATCCCACGAGGAATAGACCGGAGATTCTTTGTGCCAGAGGATGTTGTTACTGATCCGTGTCTGGATCCGTGCATCTTCCAGCACCCGTGAGTAAATGCTCCCTGCTCTGCCTACGGAAAAGTTGCACTCAAATTCTTGTGCAAAGACCCTTTCCGGTGTTCCTGCCTTGATGGATTCCAATTCTTCCGGTGGGATTAAGCCACTCTCGGAAGATCGTAGGATCATCGTGAACCATTCGGGATCGTCCAGTGCTTCCTTCCATAATCGCCAAAACCCATTACGACCTGCTGGAGTGCCGATAAAGGTTGCACGTCCTTGGTAGTCGGCAAGGGCAGGACGGATGACTGCCAACCATGCTTGTGGGTCAAGGTTTGCGTATTCGTCGAGTACCACGTAGTCAAAATAGAGACCTCTCATGCGTTCGTAGGAATCACCTGAGTAGAGTCGGATCATGGCACCATTACTAAGAGTCACCATCAAATCCTGTTCGTTGACTTTCACGTTCGGTAAATCACTCACGAATCGCTTGAGCATTGCCCAAGCAATGTCCTTGGACTGGTCACGAGTCGGTGCAATATACGCATACCTCCGTGGAGGGTTGACCCTAGTATCCGTGTGTGCCTTTTGAAGTAGGTCTTGGATACATGCCACGGTCTTTCCTGCTCGTCGATGACACACCAAACATGCCCACCGTTGTGTCCGTTCTAAAAAGGGACGAAATTGCTTACGTGGACGTGCACGTAACACCACCTCCTGATCAATTTCTGTCGGAGGGATTGAGTTCACAATCTAGGCACAAATAGGTTTCTTTATCCACGGGGGACTTTTTGCCACACTGCTTGCACGTGGGCAGGGTCGGTTTCATGCCGATACCCGTCTGAATGATCCTGCTCTTTGATTTAGATGGAGTTGTCATTAGTTGACATCCCCCCCAATTTCAAAGACCACACGGGTCTTTCCGGTCTGTTCTACCTCAATCCGGTCACCATATTTCTTGGGTGCTAGTTTCCCCATGATCCATTTTAAGGTGTCCACCCTGAGTCTTGACCTCTGGACATGCTCTGCATTGAGCACAATCCTCTCTTGGTTATTCCGATCTGCCTCCATGATTTCCCAATCGTTCCTGCCGTCATGGGCAATGTCCTTAATTTGCTCTAAAAGTGCGTCTGCTTGCTTCACCCGTGCACGTGCGTAGTGCTCCCTAAAAAGATGATTCTCTGGATGCTCCAACCACCTGTAGATCATCGACTGACTCGGCATGTGCTCCAGTAAAGTAATGTGACGGATGGATTCTCCGTCTGCCACCCTCTGGCAAATTTCCAAGGCAATCTCGTCCGAGTAAGCAGAAGGTCTACCGAGTTTCTTTTCTACAGAAACAAGTGCCGTGGAGGATGCAGGTGCTTTGGGTTTTTTAGCCATTACCTAGTCATCTCGGTGATTTCTCTCTGGATAAACCAAAGGGCTTTACGGAGGTCTTGCACCTCGGTCTCTCGATCACCCTTTTTTCCAGCACGGTAGATGTATTTGATAGCTGCCCCCCGTGGAAACGGGAGGTGCCCTATCATGTCAATCAACTCAATCCCTTTCGGGTTGTCCGTGTAATGACTCGGATGGTTAACCGGATCACTCATGTTACCATTCCAATGGTGGATCGTTTTTTTTCATTAGAAAGGAATGTCATCCATCCGTACTTCCTGACGAGGTGCAGGAGCATACCCATTGCCCTTGTCAGTATTGTGCTGAGACATCTGAGGTCTACCTGCACCGAGAGTCTTCCAGTTGCCTAAGATGGGCAGCTTCATACCGGATGCCCTCTCGTCCTTGGAAAGGGATTGGGTGATAAATCCTTCATTGCCGTGCTCATCCACCCTGTCAAAGGTGACTAAGTCTAGGAAGAGGGCTTGCTCACCGTTCTTACGAGTAACTGCTTTAAGTCGGGATTTGTCGATTTTGTTTACGTCTATTTGTAGTGATAACATGGTGTTTATTTGTAGGTGATGACTGTTCGGGTTGCTTTCTTGAGCCTGACCTTTCCGTAGGGAGTTCGGTCTGACTTGAGATTCGGAAAATTGGCACGAAAAATAGGAAAGTTGTCTCGACGTGAGTCACCCTTACCGACTTGTTTCTCGGAGTGTTGAGTTCTTAAAACAGACATAGTTGTCTTGGAAGTGGAGGAATGGTATCGGGGTGTCTATATTTGTGGCAAGCAGATTCGTATATACACCCACGAGTCATGTGAATGTCTTATTCTGCATCTATCCGTTTGCACTTTTCTTTTACCTATGTCTTTTCAGACGTAGTATCTATGGGCATCTACAAACAATCTTCTAGCACTTGAAAATATATCGTTGACGATTAATCAAGATAAGACTAGGGTGACTTCAGATGAGGCAATCATGCCGAGTCACAACCACTAAAAATACAAGACCATGACCACCACCACCTACACCGCAAACCATCAAGTCGTCACCGAATACTCAATGATGTTCTGGGCATACTATGATGGGGGATTTTCTTTCCCATGCACCCCCACTGGAGAGATTGAAGAACCTCAGTTTCCAGAGGGTCGAGCCAATCTTGCCAAGCTGCTCAACGGGGAGATCAGTTACACCCGTAAGGAATTACAGACCTCTATTCGTAGGTTTAGTCTTTGCTCCTGTGGAAGTGGCAAAACAGATCATTCTGTCTACGATGCCCGTGGCATCTTTGTTGCCAGTGCTTGCCCCAAGTGTGAAGACAAGGTAAAATCCACTTACCGTGCAGAGATTTTTACCAACTCTGATTACGATTGTGATGAACTAGTAGATGCTGATTACTAACCATCAACCGACCACGATAATGACCAAACGTCAAATTAACCGTGCCATCAAGCACCTCTACCTTGAGGTGCAGCATGAACGGGGGGCAGGGTATTGCTATTTTACCGGACTTACCACGGGGACAACCGTGGGGGAGTCTGTGATGGTCTGTTACCTTAACCAACTTACCCTTGAGCAGTGGGTGGATCGTGCCACCCAAGCATTGGAAGAAGGGGGAAACCTATGAAAATTCGTATCACTAACCCCCACGGAGGCAAATGCCCAAAGTGCAGCAAGCCTGTGCTTGCCATCCGCAACTACACAATGGGCGAGAGTCTGTATGTTCACGCAAATTATGAAAAGGACGGCATGCCACACATTGACGGGTGTTTTGTAAAGAAACCCAACCCCCACGGAGGTTCCCGCAAGGGTGCTGGCAGACCCAAAGGCACTACGAATCAGGTCAAGGTTCCCCACAGGGTCATCACCAAATCAGTTTCCATGACTTCCCCCGATTGGGATCGTTTTGATGCCCAGAAAGGCAGTCTTAGCAGGGGGGCATATATCGTATCGATCCTGCCCCAGTCACATTGATGTAAGCATTGGTCTTAATCACTTTCCCCCCGTTGATGCACTTGCTGGTCTCCGTACGTTCTAACCGTATTGGAGGCATCAAATCACCATTGTGATCGGCAATCTTGATGGTCAAAATGAGACCGTCTGGCACGAGGTACAGGAATCCGTAGAACGGGACACATAGAGATTTTGCAAGGTTGGCACCGTGTACGATTTTTTCGTAAGTCACCAACCACTCGTCCCCCCACTTGGAAAGTTGATCACGGGTCATTTGTCGGCACTTGCTTTCAAAGCACGAGGTGATCTCATTGTTTCGAATCGTAAACCCATCCACCTTGGAAGGGTTATGCTTAGGGGTATTGACAAACATACTGTCAGGAAAAGTGATCCGTAGTGAGTCGAGCATTTCCTGCTCCTCCCGTGCAGATTCCTGTCCTTTAGGGGTAAGAATATCAAGACTCATAATTTCACAATGCTGGAAAACTCTGCCAGTCTCCTGACGATTGCCTCACCCCGATCTTGGGAAAACATTGCAAGCAATCCCTTGGCATCCGAATTGGATGTCCAGATAGTAGGCAGTCGGTGAGATGTCCGGTACTCTAGGATGTCGTAGAGTTCGGCTTCTGCTCGGTCTGTCATCCGTCCCTTACCGAGGTCATCAAGGAGGAGTAAGTCAGCACTCTTGCAAAGTTTGAGTGCAGATTGTGCAATCACCTTGATGGCAGGACTGTCGGCAAACTGGTTGGCAGCATTGAGGGACAAATCCGGTGATGTCAGAAAAAACGTATTCTTTCCAACATCTTGGATCCGTTTAAGGAGTATAATGGCTGCCCTCGTCTTGCCAGCACCGGAGGTGCCGATAAACCCTAGTCCCATTGGTTGATATGACCACGTCAGTACCGGAGTCGTTAAAGCCTCTGGCAGTCGTTCTAAATCCGTGTCGTGGTAGATCGGAGGGATCATGAGGTTAAAACGAGTCTGAGAGGCATTTCTGGCGTTCCTAGCAGGTGCCTCTTTCTGGTCTTGGGTGTATTTAAGGCAGCAGTCATCACAATTCCTCTGGAAATAAATGACCTTGCCATTGAATTGGATGGGTTCGTGCTCGTAGGGGATGGAGCAGGTTTCACAAATGGAATGAACGGTTGTCATGATGGGATTCGGTAAAGATGAAGAATTTTCGTTAACCTCTCAGCCTGCGGAATTTAAGCGTTGGCCATTTTCCTGCCAATGTTCCGATACTGTTTTCACATTTTCTCCATACCATTCCATGTATGTATTCCTGACGCTCATCACCCTCACAGATCACCTCGTCATCGCCCAACTCTCGCCATTCGGGTTGTTTATCCTTTGCATCGTTATTCCCCTCATGGGTGAATTTCGTTACATTTCCTATGCACTTGTCGGCTAGGGTTTTCTCTGTCGCAGGGGCGAAACGAAACTGGTATAACTTGAACAGAGTTTCTGGATCTTCCTGTTCTTCCTTGCTTCTAATCAGTTTTCTCCATTCTGGATGACTCCACTCGTTTTCTGGTGAGTAAATTTCTAGTTTCTCAACATATTTACGGAGCCTTGCGACCTCGTTGTTCTTTTCGGTGAGTTCTCGTTCTAACTGACGGCAAATCTCAACTGGAACGACATAGGCTTCTAATCCCATTGCTTCTATGGCTTCATCTGTTCGTGGTGTGTCTGATTTCATGTTAGAATGCTGATGCAAATTTGGAGTTGTTGACTGACATGGTGGTTGGTTTGTTTCCGGTAGGGGGAGGGGGGAAAATCCCTTGCCACCCGTTGCTGATGGTGAGTCCGATTGCCGTGATTGCTGCCTGATGTCCCCATTGATCCATTTCCATGAGCTTGGCTTTCACCGAGGAGGGTTTGAGCACAGAGAGACCTCTCTCCTTTCGATACTGCACGTACTGATCCCAATTCATCCGAAAAGTCTCCGTATCCAGACCCTTGGGAAAAACTGGAGGTGCTGGCACCGACTTCTTATTCTTTTCTGTCTCTTTCTCTGTCTCTGTCTCTCTCTCTCTCTCTGAGGTAGCATGTTGCAAGCAAGGTGCTAGCACCGTGCTAGCATCCCCTTGGACAACTTCAAAGAATCCCTTATCAATGAGTGGTTTAAGTCCACTCATCACATCCTTGGTGCTGACCCGTAGTCGGAAGACTAGTTCCTCGGTGCTGGCATCAAAGGTGCCATCCGGTGACTCGGATGCTAGCAACCAAAGGAGTGGTGCTAGCCCCTTGCTAGCAAGATCCAACCCCATGAAATCTCGGTTATTGAGCAAATCACGGTGGAGCTTAATCCAAGGGGGTGTCCGATGGTTATAGTGCTGGAATTTACTCCAGTTTTTAGGTTTGAGTTTCATTCCCAGTCGGGTTCCATGTAATCGTCTGGATCCGGTGTGCTGGATGCCTCTACCTCCTCGGTAGAAACCTCACAACCACACTTGGGACATTCCGCAGGATCACACTCGGCTGCCGACCCCTGCTCCGCATCCTCCCACCTGCCGGACATCCCTCTATCGGGAGTGGCAGGGTAAAAGGTGACATCAAACTCGTGTTGGCACTCCTCATTGTGGCAGGTGTAGGACTCTTTCATTTGAAGTCCTCCTTAACCCAAGCACCCTTACTCCGAGTGATCCCTCGGAAGATAAAATAAGGGAAGAGGGATGCTGCCACCTTGATCTTCACCCGTGCGTCATCCTCCCAATATCCCTTGGTCTCGTGCAGTTCCACCGTTCCATCCTTCATGATGACCAAGAAATCCGGTGAATAGGTTGTCCGATCTGCCAACTTCAGCTTGATTCCTTCAAACTTGTAATCATGCACGTCTCCACCCGTAACGAGCAGGTCAAGGTAGGAAGAATAGGCTGCCTCCAGTTTGTTCATGACACCTGCCACGTGGTTGGTTCTCACTCGTGCTCGAAATCTCATTCAACCTCCTCGTCTGGAAGTTCAACTGCTGCTAAGTAAGTTCCCTCTGGAATCTCCAAATAGAAACCCATGTCGCGGCACCCGTTCAGATACCCAAATAGGTATCTCTCTTCCGGTGTCGGGCACCTGCCACCTTCTAGGTGACGTACCCCTTCAGTCTCCCAACTCTCCTCTGCCATCTTTTTAATAGTCATTGGTTTGGTTTGGTTTGGTTGTTATATACACCTATCGGCACAAGTCTCCCCCTTGTGACCTCTTGCTTGCAGTAAATGAGCAGAAGCCGACCATCCTTAGTCCTGCCTCAACCTCTTTTTCGGAAACCTCTCTGGGATCATGCTTGAGCCATTGGTCAAATTCCGTGACTCGTTCCAAGCAAAGTTTTCCCCCAAAAAAGTCCCACCAGACAATCCGTGCCACCGAGGGACGAACGTGTTCCGGTACTTCCTCAAGGTCAAGCACCCATTCCTGTGGGGACTTTTTACGGAGCACACGATAGTTGATCGTGGTATCGGAGGGCATCTTCCGAGTCCGATTGACGGGGTCAAGTGGGATCCTCATTTGCGTACTAGTGATACCGTAGGTGCCGAGATGGTCACGGGGAGGGGATCCGAGGTCAACTCACTCCACCGTGCCTTGATTGCTTTGGTGTCCACCCTTTCGGAACCTTTACGAGTCTGGATGCCCCATCCTGTTACCGGAGTTCCCCCCGTAATGGCATCCTTGACGATCTCCTTGACCTTGAGTGCCTCAAAAAGGTCTTGGAGTGCTTCCAACATGATAAGTGCTATTCCTGCATTGGCAGGTGATGCAGTAATCCACTCTTTGCTTAATTCGACCGGAGTATTGTCTACCAAGGTCATTGCCAATTCTGCTGGGGCAACCTTCACCGGACAGGTCGTGCGTTTGTGGCACCACTTGCAGTATCGATTTTCCTTGGGAGGTTCTGCTTGGGCAACGACCCGATCAATGATGCCATCAATCATTGTCTTGGTCGGTAATAGATCCCAATCGGTTTCGTAATCAATGCCTGTATCAATCCCAATAATGATTGAGGTGCAGGTTGATTCTCCCGTCATCTCCATAAGCATCAAGGCATACATGCCCATCTGCTCGTGGTACGCCGAGGGATCTGCCAATCGGCCTGATTTGTAATCACAGAGGATCAACTCACCATCCGAGTAACCCCAGATGTCTGCCGTCCCAAAGTTGGTCTCCGACAGACCATCTTTGTAATACTGGAGTTTTCTTTCACAACCACGGATGTCGGAAACGTAACTTTTCACCCGTGCATAGGCAGCCCGTGCCCCCTCGTCTTTACACGGAATACCTTTCTCGTGCATGACTTGGAGTTGTTGGTGCAATTCAGTTCCACGTTCTGCTGCCTCACCGACAACCGGATCGGGAGAAAACTGAATGCACAAGTTCAGCTTGGGAAAAGCCGATGGACTTAAGGTGGGATGGTGACTCATAGGTCACCTCCCGTGAATAGGTTGCGTAGATAGCCAAGGAATGAAAACTTGCTCTCTACCACTTCCTGCTCTTTCAGTTTCCGTGCTTTCCTACGGAGGTAAGATGCACGGTCATTCTGTGCCTTCCGTGCCTTTTTCCGTTTCTCTGCTGCCTTGGCAAGCAAGGTCTCCCGATTGGCTAGATAATACGCACGAGCACGTTCTCTCTGGGTCATTTTGAGATCCTGATCAAAAAGGGATGGGGTGCTCATGCTGCCACCTCCATGTGTGTAAAGGCATACTCCACCACGTCCGGCCAGACCTCTGTGACCCTTTGGAGCAGGTTTACTGGTAGATCGGGAATGTATTCTGCCGTCACCTTGGCACCCTTTGCCTCAAAAAATCGGAAAATGTCCTTATCGGACACCTTGTCCCGATCCATGAGGTCACTGACCCTCTGTGCCCAATCAACCTTGGGTGCTGATGCCTTGGGATGGGTCACCTTGACAACCTTTTGGGTATGAATAGGTGAAGGAACTGAAACGGTCATGCTGCCGTCCAAATCCTCCTCGGAAGCAATCATCAAAATACTGCTTGCCGAGTAACGTCGAGCATACGTCAATGCTCCACCGACTCCGGTCGGGGAGGAATCTTTGAGTGGTAAAAGCAAAAGGGACTCACGAGTCTCACCACTCTTGTGGAGAATTCTGGTCAAAACTCCTGCTTTTCCATCCTCAAAGACAGGTTCCTGTGATAGGCACAGACCGTGTTTCGCTAGTACAGGACGTGCTGCATCAAGCACAACATCAAGAGTGGCAAACCTGCTCTTGAAGTGAGGGTTGGTTGCGTTTTTCTGGACGTTGGAGAGTTCTCCAAGTGCAGCAACCATAGCTGCATTTAGTGTGTTGGTGGTGGTGTTGCTCATTTATATCTTTATTAGGAAGTTTATTGGATGTCTTTGGAGATCCTTCCCATGAGGAAAGATACGAGGATTAGTACTGCAACGAGCACTGCTTGGTATGTGTTCATGTAGTTTTGGTTGTGTTGGGTTTCTGCCCCTTGGATCTATACACCTTGGGACAAAATGAGGTTCCGACTGGAAAGAGTTTGAGTAAGAAGGGTGCCCACAAAATGTTGGGACGATCTCCGAGATATAAATTACGCATTGCCTTCAACGAGTTGATCCAAATCGGAAACCTTAATGAGACGGCATGCACCCACCGTGTAACTCTTGAGGGATCCCGACTTGACGAGTTGGTAAATCATTTCACGTGTGACCGAGATGCGTTGTGCAGCCTCCAGTGGTCGGAGGTACTTGGGTTCTGTATAGACACCCTTGGGCAAAGTTTTTGACATGGTAGTTTTTGTAGATTGATTGTTATTCACGGGGTTTGTATTTGTGTGGGTAGCGTTTGATTTCATCAAGGATAGGACGTTTCAAATAATCGGATACGGACATTCCAATCCGAGATGCAAGCATGACCAGAATTGTATCCTCTTCCTCCGTGACCCAGAATGTACGGAGCTTTTTTCCTTTCTGACGTTGATTAGCCATATGGAGACACTGCCATATCCTATAGACACCTGTCCACAACAATTTACACCTATTCGCATTGTTCAGAGAAAATTAGAGGCAACTGGTGGAAGAATGCTCGGTTAATGCTTCTTCAGCTAGATCCACAATCGAAAGGATCGTATCACCATCAATGTCAGGGTCTTCCTGACCTAGTTGCACAAGTGCATGTAATTGTTCTTTTGTGAAACTGATCGTGTATTGGGGATGTGACATGACCAACACACATATATTCACAACTATTGGGGTGTCTATATAAAAAACACTTAAAAAAATTTTAATTGACTACAATTCCCACCAGATTGCTGCATCTCTACGTGAGACACTATTGGCATAGGTCTCATAGATCAATTTTGCAGAGGCATGACCCATCTCGTATGCAGTCTTGCTCGGATCACGGAAATGAGAGAGGTGGTAAGACGCAAACGAATGCCTAAGAGCATTCTGAGGAAATCTGTCAAGTCCAAACTTTGCTTCACTAGGCATGCCCCTGTGGCACCTCCATTCTTTACTTTCACCTACCAAACTTCCTTTTCCTTTTGGTAAATGTCGAAGCACTGCCGGTTGCAACGTGATGCTTCTGGGACGCATTGCTTTGCCTTGTTTAGAATGGTTCTTATTGACGTTGATTTCCTCAAACTCTGGGTCAACGCAATCATAGGACATTCGTGCTAGTTCACACGTCCGTAGACCTGCAAATCCTCCCAAGACAATCTTGCATTTGATCCAAGGCTCAACTTCTAGCTTTAACAAATCCCTCATCTGGGAAGGGGTCAAAATCATCTTACGAGCATCTGCATCGTTCTTGGCAGGTGCCTTGATCAAATCAAAAGGAGAGGTCGGCATGATCCTCCGTACCAAGGTTGAGGAAAAGAATGTCCGTAAGCAGGAAAAATGGTTCCAGATCGTCCTCTGGGCATAATTAAGGGAATCCATCCAAGCATCAATGTCGTCAGGGGTGACATCTTTGATCCCCATGTCCCTAAAATGATCGGTAAATCGTCGTAGACAGACCTTTGCCTGTGCCACCCCGTTCTTTTCCAATCCCTCGGCCTCAAGGGATGCCAAATAAACGGCAACCAGACCACCAACCTTTTCAGACGAGGATGCCTTCTTAATACGACTCTTGATCGTTTTAAGGGTCAGAGCACTTGTAAAAGATCCGATCCACCGGAAGGCTTCTGGTTGCGTTTTGAAGAACTTTTGAGACCTGCTGCCCCCATTCATGTCGGGGGGTATGTCAACGACCCATGATTTTCGAGATGGGTAGAACCGTGGAGTGAGGCGTTTGGATCTTTGAATATCAGTCACGACCAGTCACAGATCACATAGTTGTGAATTGGTGTCAAGTAGTCTGTTTACACTGATAAACAGGGATTGTAGGGGTTTTTTGCTCTACAGAGAAAAATGGCGGTGAGGCAGGGATTCGAACCTAATTGTTGGACAGAGAGAAAGTGTGACCAAAAACTATACAGTCACACTTTGGGTGTATATGTCTCTGTAGGATTTTGCCCCAACCCTCGGTGTCAAGAATATATTCTTCTCCATCCATCAGACCATAACACCGATGCCATTCGTTGGGCAATTTTGATTACAGTTTCCTCGTCGGCATCCGGTAAAATAACATGCGTCAATTCGTGCAAAACGGTGTCCAATCGTTGTTGGGAGGTTTGGTTTGGATCAATCTCAATATGAGGAATTTTCCCCTGCCAACATAACCCCATTGCCCGTTCCTTTCCCAATTTCCGTTCAGTGATCCGAATCTTCCGAGGAAGTGCTACTTTCATGCAAATGCCTTGATTGCCTCGTTCCTGTTGAGCCAACCCGTAAGAAACCTAGCACGTGATCCGTGTCCGATCTCCTCGTAGTGTGCTCGTCCAAGGTCAATTAGACGCAATGAGAGGTCGTGCTGGTCAGTTTGCCATGCTGCCCTCATCGTGTTGTCTCCTAAAATGCCATCCGCAATTATAGGGGATCCTAGTGCCGTCTGGAGTAATTTTATGGCAGTCTCTTTACCCATGTTTAAGCCATAGTTTGCCGTAATTTCGGCAACGGATAAGGGCAGACCAGCGAAAGGTAACCAATACTTCCGATAGTAAATCTCTACAATAAAGTTGGGACTTGGTGTTCCCGTTAGTGGCAATCCGTCCGATTGAGAAGTTAAACCTGCAAATGTTCTACCTTGTCCGTCCGATAGGTATTCATCTTTGATATTCCCGTGGGGATCGGTTTCAACCTCCCATTTCAACATAAGAGACAACCAATTATTAAAGACAGCAGACTTGTCTTGGGCTGCATCCAAAATATCTTTGATCTTCATGGGGGAGGTAGGTTTCCTTCACTGCTTTTCTGCCATGCTTTGGCTCCTGCTAGGGATCCGGTGACCACTGACAACAAATTGGCAAGGTTGGGTGGGCAATCAAATGCTTCATGGTGAAGGGCATGTCTTACCAAGGTATAGACAACCAAGGCAACCACGGCACCGACCACGGCACCCAATCCCAACCGGATAAACGAAGGTGAACCTCCCGTCTCAGAAAATGTTTTTTTGAGCCAAGTGAGGATGGACTCAATCATGGAATAAAATGGGCACACCACGTCAATAAGTAGCGACCTGCTGCATAGGCTGCACCGAAACCTGCTGCAAAAAAAGCCCATTCAATAACCCATTTCCACGGGGGGTTGATCGGGATCTGAAAATCTTGGTATCTGGACAATAACCACCAACCGGAAATAAAACTAAATAAGTAGACAAGCACGTCACGTTCCTTGGCATTCTGATGGGCTGCTACATGCCACTGTGCTGCTTCAATGGTCTTAGACTGAAGTGCCGCACCCTGCATTTGAAAGTCTGCTTGAGCATGAACTAAAGCATCTTTGTTTTCCTGTTGCAGTTGCCTCATATGATCCAAGGTTTTAAGTATATCCCCCTTGCTGATTTCGGCATGACATGTCCATGCCGTGAACATGAACAACAGGACGTGTATAAGTTTTCTCATTTTGTAGATATATCAATGGGATTTTAACCACTCGGTGACCACGACTGCTTTGGCATCAAGACGATCTGAAATCACTGATGCTTTGGCTAGGTACTGATCGGAGGTAGTAGCCACGGAAGAAGTTGTGTGTATACACCCTGAGAGTAAAAAAAAGAGTGGGATCAAGTATTTCATTTTGACTGTTCCAAGTGGGATTGAATGGCAATCACGTCTGATTGCAACCTGTCCAACATCTGAGTTTTCACCCCTGCCACGTAAACGGTAATAAAGATTTGAATAATGACTGCTGCACCAATCGTTTTGAGCATTGAACTATTTCCTTGGGCTGCTCGACCTCGTTCTTCAACAATGGCACGAAGGGTAGCAATATCTTCCCTCAATGAGGCAACTTCATCTGCACTCATGATGAAGCGTTCCAATTAAGAATATCTTCATTCCAATCATACATTTTACCATCAGATGGGTAGGCAACCGGAGGATTCCAAAGATAGGTAGATTCATCTAAAATCCAACTTGGGAAAGGTTTAGGTGCATAAAAGCCAACTCCATCCCAAGAATAACCAATCCCAGCATAATTCTTGTTAAGAGCAGTTCCTCCATCAGGATTGCCATCTTGTCCATAGTGAATTCCACCTCTAGTATTAAAAGAGGTTTGAATCCATTCAGATGCGTTCGGAAGAGATTGAATATAATCTGATTCAGCAACAATTACTTGATCTACTAATCCTTTAATAATGTGAGCAAAATGTGCCATATTATGCTTTGTAATAAAGTGTTGTTAAAAATGCAATAATTGTATTAGAACCATTAAGAATTTTTGTATATTGAGTTCCCTGTGTTGCTGAAGTTGTTCCATTTGTAGTAATATTGGAATCTCCAGAATAATTTGCATTCGGGATGGATAAAACAACAATTCCAGAACCTCCAGAACCTCCAGTTGATGCTCCTCCAGCACCACCACCACCACCACCTGTATTAGCTATACCAGAAGTTCCATTGGCATTGGTATTACCTTTTCCACCACCACCACCACCACCATTACCTCCAGTTCCAGCAGTACCTGAAGAACTATAATTTGCACCACCACCACCACCAGCAAGATAATATGTTGTGGAAACTAGTTGTCCTGCCGTTGATCCAGTAATGGGATTAGCAAGTCCAATTCCACCAGATCCAGAAATAAGAGTTCCTCCATTACCGCCAACTGCTCCTGCACCACCACCACCAGCAGCAGGATAGTTATTTGCTGTTGCCGTTGAAAATCCTCCATTATTGCCTTGCCCAGAAGGAGTTGCTAATCCTCCAATACCTGTAGATCCAGAAGAACCTCCTCCACCACCAGAACCACCATTACTGCCATTAGCTGCTCCACTTCCCCCTGCACCACCACCACCATACGAAACAAACGATGCAAACGAAGTATTACTTCCAGTATAACCAATGGTAGTACCACCATTTCCTCCACCTCCTATTGTTATAAGATAGGAAGTTCCTACTGTTAAATTTGAATTTCCTGTTAAAAACCCTCCTGCTCCACCACCACCACCATCAGATGCACCACCACCACCACCTCCAGCAACTATTAAATAAGCAGTTGGATAAGAAATCGCAAATGATGCGGATTTCCTACCAATCTCAGTGCCTAATCCGAGTTGTGGCATGTTCTAGGTAGTGTAAGCAATGACCTTTCCTGAGACTAAGGTAAGAGTTGTAAATACCCCATAAATCACTGTCCCTGCTGGAAAGGTAACTCCAGTTAAGGAATCTCCGGTCAAGTTACCAACATACTTGGTAGAATCGGTGACGTTGAGGACAGCATCAGCAATGACTTGCACGGCATAGAAGTTGCCAGTGTATGTCGTTGTGCCAGAAATAAACTTTCCACCACCACCACCGGAATCAAAAGGGTTACGGATATACATGCTCATGGTAATGTGCGATTAGGGGTTGGTAAGGGTGCTAGCAACTTTTTCAGAAAAGTTTTCTTTCTGAGTGTTTTGGGGGTTTGAGACTGAAGGGTGATCCGTGGAATAAACTCCATCGATTGGGCAACCACGATCATTCCACCTACGAAGAATGTCGTTAGACATGTCTTTAGGGTAAGAAGTAGAAACCGAAATTGCCGAGGTCGTGGGCACTGCTGCCGTGATAGCAATCGTGGCACTCGTCACAATTCCATCATTGGTCGTGTCGGTCACCGTGTAGGCACTGCTATTAAGCGTTGTTGCGATTCCCGTGGAGGTCACCACGGTAGCTACAATCAAGTCAGAATCCTTGATAAAAGGGTAAGGGAAAGTAACAGTCTGACCTGCCGTGTTTGTCCCCGTGACGAGGATCTGATTGTTAGGGAATGGATCTAATGACATGTGGTGTTGGGTTGGGGTTAATTGCCATAAACGACAAGACATGCCGTGTTGGGGTTTTGTGCTGTTCCGGTAGAATCCAAAAAGTTTACTTCCACACTATTGGTTTTGACGTAGGTAGCAGCAGCACCTGCATTGATGACTGAAAAAGCATTATTGGATGCACCTTGACCTGTTACTAAGACGGCATAATTGGCATCTGCCATTGGGGTGGAAAAGTTGACCACAAAATCTCCACCTGCAATTTTTGCTACCGAGGACACATTGTAGCTACTTCTAATGGGGCATGCTTGGAACGTGATGGCATTGGCATTTAGTGCCGTAGTTGCCACTGTGGTAATGGCAAACGTAGTCGTGGTCGGTGGTGGGCTTGCCAAGACAATATAGGCACCAGCAACGACACCGGAGGCAGCATAGACGGTGCTTCCTGCTACAAGGTTATGAGCATTCGTCGTAGTAATGGTTGCCGTGGTGCTTCCAGCAGTTCGAGAAACTGTAGATGTGCCACCTGCCCATGAAGACGTGGACGATCCGTCAAAATTGCACCATGCTTTGGAAGTGATTTTGGAAAGGGTGGAAGATGTTTGAGGTGCTGATGCCGTTGCTGCATTGCCGGTACAGGTGGAGGCCGTTGTTGCCGTGACTGCATTCCCAGAGCAAGCAGCAGCAGTCGTTGCTGTGGCAGCAGTAGTTGCCGTGTCTGCATTGCCTGTGACATTTCCGGTCAGGTTGCCAGTGACATTGCCTGTGACATTTCCGGTCAGGTTGCCAGTGACATTGCCAGTCAAATTGCCAATGAACCCTGCCAGACCCGTGACGGCAGCAGCAAATGACCATCCAGTGTTGGTTGATGTGGTCAGGTTGCTTGGAGCAACCGATCCAGCACCAATAGATACCGTGGAAGGGTTGAGCCACTGCAAGGCACCGGATACCAAAGAAAGTGTCCAAGTTCCGGTAGTAGGAGTGGAAGGCAAAGCAGAAATGTCGGCTGCTGTATCCGAGCCTCGGACGCATTTTCCCAAACCACGTTTTAGTTGCTGGCAAAGTTGGGTGATTTTGTCAAACGATGCCTCAATCGTTGCAGCAGGGAGACGATCTCCCGTGGTGTAGGAGGTGAGTTGGGTGTAATCGACGTTACGAGCAATGGTCAACGTGGAGGTGGCAGGGATAGCATCGTAAACCGTAATGGATCCAGTTGTTCCAGAACCTCCCGTTAAGGTATATTTTCCAGAAGATAAAGTTCCTGTGGTTTGGTATAATGGAACAACATTAAAATTAGCGTCCGTGGTATAGACAGAAAGTTCCGTTGCCAGATTAAACGGAAAGTCCACGACATACGTTGCCCCTGCAACGGCAGTGCCAGTATAGGTGTGGGAAGATATGTTGGTTGAAAGGGACATCTCGTGGAATCTTTTAGTCTATATACACCCTTGACTCAAATTGTTTATTCTGGATTTTGCTCATCTTCTACCGAATTAGAGACCGGATTATGCCCAGTCATCTGATGATACCGTCTTAAAATCTCTTTTTTCCGTTCAACTGCTGCCTTGTACCTCTGCTGGTCATCTTCATCCAAGGTCTTGACCCATTGTTTATCGGTGGCACGGGATCCTGTAAAAGGGTGATTGACGCTTGCCGTAAACCCCCTAGTGATCTCGTGGTGTGACATCCCCGACTCATCAAGGATCTTCATTTGCTTGGCAACGGCCTCCTCATTGGCATCCTCCAAAGCATACCGGAGTTGTTGAAACTTGGAGACCGGATAGGAACCTTTCTGGTCATTCTCAGGGTAATTGGCATGCACCCATGCTTTAGCCTTGGGGTACATGGTGGTGATGGGGGAGTAACGATGAATCTGGACACCTGCCGAGGTGAGCATTTGTTCCCACCATGAAATGGGGTTGGTTTTTCCGGTCTGAGTCCACTGACCCACCATTGACTGCATAGACATGGGAACAATCCCTGCAATGATGTCGGCAATGGCATCCCCAACCGTGGTGTGTTCACCTCGGTAGTTGACACCAAAAACACCCTCTTGAATAAACCGACCAACCAAAGGAGAAATACGTCCACCAATAAACCCTGTGGTATTGGTGACTAGTTTATACATGTCCTCTGGGACTGATCGAAGTCCGTAGTATTTGTTACCCACACGGATTTCAAATGGGTGATCCCACTCATAATCATCGTTGGTCAACTTGTTGAAAATTCGTGCCCCTACAAACTGAACAATGGCAAGAAAAGCAAGTGCTTGGAGTTGTTCTGCACCTACCTTTCCACCCACAAGACCCTTGGCAGCTTGACCCACAAACCGACCACGTGCCTCAAGGAAATCCGGTGCCAATAACACAATCTGCATGGCATGACGAATGGTGGGGTTATGACCCATGTCTGTGTAGTTAAGGTGTCCGTAGGCAGCATTGGCCTGACGTGCTGACAAGTTCTTGACTTGCCACTCATCCACTTTTCCAGCAGCCAAATCCTTGGCATATCGTTCCATATTCCTTTCCACAATGTGGGTATAGGTCTGAAACTTGAGGGAAGGGATGTATTGAGAAAACAAGTAGTGCTGATAGGCATCCACCGTATCTGCTGCCTTGGTACTTAATCCCCAACCGATCTTTCTAAGACCCATCGTGATCAAGTTGGAGTTATTGTCTCCGACACCTTCCATAAACAAGGACTGACTCAACCTATCGTGGGCAATCATCAAACCGTGATCAGCAGCATCCCTCATGGCAGGGTCACGGAGATCAATCTTGGGTAGACCAGCAAATGGGTTAATCCGGTGACCGATGGCATGGATGCCCTCTTGCACTTGGTGGAACGGGGAGAATGAAAGCATGGTGCCTTTTGCGTACCCTTGAGCCTTCAGTCCAAAATTGACCGTGCTCTTGACGGCATTCAGAAACGGGTTTTCTGTTTTGCTATTGATCCACCTAGTAATGGCACTTGATGAAAGTGCGTTGTTGAGGTGGGTGGCAATCTCAGGGTGAACGGCAAGGTCACCTTTTGTTAAAATCATGCTTCCGTCATCTGCCTTCCCAGCAAACTTCCAGTCATGGAGTGCAGGTTGGTCGAGCTTCTTATAGTCCTCCGTGCCCTCGTCGGCTGCATCAGGATATACCAAATGAGTCGTGCCTTTATCAGTCGTGGTTTCAGAACCAGACCCACGTCCAGACAAGAGTGGTCTACCATCCGATGCCTTGAGACCTCTTAAATCTTCCACAAACCTACGTGAGTTGATGGCATTTGACATGTCGTTCATGTAGAGGCCGAGCAATTTTGCAATGTCCTTAGTCTCCGGTTGGTATCCGTTAGATTCTCCCTCGTGATAGGTGTCAAAGGTTCTTTCCTGAGAAAACTTAAAAAACTCACTCAACCTCTTGGGTGTGGATCCAGAAGGTGCCTGTGGTTCGGTTTTATAGACGTGCGGCACGTAGTTGTCCCTTGTGCCTAAATCTAGACCCCACGAGTTGCCTCGTTTGAGAAGGATGTCAAAAGTGCTCTTGATCTTATTGGCAAGTGCCTCTTGTTCTGGGGTGAAATTCAGTGCTGCTTCATACCCTGCTTTGTATTTTTCAATAGCAGTGCTGGCACGGAGACGGAGAAGGGATTTGTCACCACCTGCCTCCAACCAATTTGTGATGCCTTCACGGGTCACAAGGTTAGGGGCAACCTTTTCCACCTCGTGCTGAGCACGTTCAATCTCGTTGGTAGATCGTTGTGATCGACCAGACCATTGCAACAGTGCTCGTTTAAAAGGGGAAGCAGCAGGGAGATCCTTAATTGTGCTCTGAAGACGTTTGAGAGTTTCCTCAGATTTCTCACGGAAAGTGGGAGGTGGAGGAGTCTTACCCGTGATGATGGGTTGACCTTTTTGGAAAAGGGTCTGACCACCTTGATCCTCATCATCCCTCTGGAAGAGGGTCGGTTTGTCTAGATTTGAGAATCTTGAGAGTCGGTCTTCTCTGGTTCCGGTGAGGGATTCGGGGGAGTGTTGTTCGATGGCATCGTTGACGATTTCTGCGTACCTCCTACGAAAATCAAGGATGTCCCGTATTTTGCTATTGCCTCCTCCGTCGATAAGTCGTTGACGGTAACTTTCCCCTTCCTTGTCGGTATTCCAGTTGTTTTCATTGGCATCTATGGTTGTTTGTGTTCTGTCTACTGTTAAATCTATACCCTCACGTTCAGCCCATGCACTAATTTTTTGTGTCATGTCATCACGTTGTTTTTCTGTCAGACCTTTTGGCATGAAAGTTCCCTTTTTTGTGCCAACAAGCATAACCCTTTCCCCATCTCGGTAAGGTTGCACGGTCATACCGGAAATCCCTGCCTCTTTGGCTAATGAGTCTAATTGTTCGGGGGTTAATTTACTACCATCACTAGGGTGGCAGAAAATGGCAGAACTATTTTTTCCTCCCTTTTCAAAGATGGCACTCATGCTACCACCCTGCTCAGAGACCAATGCCAAGGCATTTCCTAAGAGACCGGCAGATTCGGAACTAGAAAGTGCTTCAATGACCGTGCTAGGACTAGATTCACCACCCCACCTTCCCTGTGATGCAGAAATTGACCTGATGCGGAGTGACCCACCAATGATCTGTGCTAGTTCAGGTACAGCAGTGGAGATGACTTGATGAGTGATTTTGGATTGAACCTCTTTAGGTAGAGAGGAAATCTCAGGGAACGTAGCAGGGAGGAGATTGCCTTTAGAGTAGTTTACTTCCGCATAAATATGGGTGGTGTTATGTGCTAGTGCCGTTGCAACTGTTGGTTCTGGCAATCCATATTGACGTAAGATCCTCATCCACCCAACTGCTTGTGCCTCGGCAGGATTCCATTTGCCTCCTGCCCATTCTTTTTTATTCAAATGGTCAGTCAGGTTGTTTCCCCATTCACTGATTCCTTCATAATTCCCATCACTGGGGGATCCACGTTGATCAACAAACATTTCAAAGGGTTTTCGACCTTCAATGCTGACCTTGATCTTTTCTGGCTGAACAATGTCTTTTGTGGATCCATCATCCATTTTTTTGGTGACTGTCTTGGATTCCAGCACCTCAATGGAAACGGGTTTTTTGTCCACAAAAAGGTTTCCTTCATCTGCCATTTCCTTGAGTCGTGTCAGGGTTTGCTGATCGACGTGACCACTATCACGACCCGTGTGGACATCAGCAACAAAAGGCATGCCTCCCTCTGGTTTTTCACCCATGTAGGTTCTGGTCGGTCTCTGGAATCCTGCATCCACAAAGTCCGTTAGCTTCTGACCAAATCCCTTTTCTGGAACCTGATTGGTCAGGATTCCTTCAATCTTTCCATCTGCCAGACCACCTTTCTTGCCGGTGCCAATCCCTGCCAAACGATCCTCTACCTTGAAGACATTCCCAAGGGCACCGGAGGGAGAGACATTCTGTTGTGCTGCCAACCATGCCATCATCATGGTCGGAGCATCATCACCAAAGATCTCGGTGAAGTTGCCTTTGAGTTCCGTGTACCACTTTCTAAAATCGGTGACCTCTTCTGGTTTTAACCAGTGTTCGTTTTCCTTGATCCAATCAGCAAAGGGTTTCCCACCATGTTTTTCATCTGCACCTACGACAATGTTCCGACCATTTGAGTCGTGGAATCTGGTGAGCAGGTTTTTTGCAACGCCGGTGCCTTCTTTACGGTTTTTCTTCTTTTGTAAATTTTCTTTTGTATCTCCCACTGCTTGTCGTAAAAAAGCCAGACCAGACTCGTCAATACCTGCCTGATGCATGATTTCGGCTTTTAATTCCTCTTTGTCCTTTTGGTACATGGTCTCTCCAGTTGGATCATGTGTTCCTCCATCGTTGGTCAATTTCCATTCATGAAGGGCATTTGCTAAAATATCACGTGCTGCCTTGATATCAGTAAAATGGGAATTACTCCCCATCTGCCATCCACCAAGTTTTTCAAGGACGGTATCAAGCCATTGTTTAATGGAATCACCAATGGTTTTGAACAAAGACGGATCTGATTTTGATAACCGATCCCACATATCTTTGTTTCCAAGGTTGTTCCCAAGGAAATCGGCAATAACCTCATCAACACGTTGTGATTCTTTATAGTGGGATTTGTCTGAGTTGACTTTGTCCATGTCCCTGATGAGGGGGAGGAGTTTGGCCTTGAACTTGGCAGCCAAATCAGGGTGTTGAGTAGAAAGGGAATGCCATAACTCATGACCCAGAGTGAACATGTGGGGACGTGCTCCATCTGCCTTGAGGAAAATATAATCCTTGAGGGCATCAGAGGTGTTGATAAACCCATTCCCTGCATTGCCTTTGTCGGTGTTGTAGAGGACAACTTTCTTACCAAAAAGTCTGGCAATCCGGTCTGCCAGTTTGTAGGCAGGGTCATTTTGGGCTTTTTTAAGTTGCTCTGGAGTGGCAGCAGACACCGTGGTATCGGAAACGTCATTTCCTTTGGCTTTTTCCCGTTCTGTCTCTGCCTGTAAATTGGTGTTGAGAAGATCGATTGCTTTGGTTGATTCATCTCCTTCTGCGGTGGCAGATAGCTTTATTTCTTCACTTGGATGGTCACCATTCGTAAGCACAATATCCGGTACTTGGATGGTGATGGTAGGAGATGGTTTTCGTCCCTCATCCAGCACGGTCTTGGCATCATCAGCAGTTGCCGTTGTCCAATCATTTCCTTCCTTCATTGTCCGGTCATACTCGGACTGAAGGTGATCTTTCATGGCATCCGTGTAAGCAGTTTCTGCTGCATCCTTGTCGGTAAATGTTGCCGTGTGAGATTCCCCTTCTGGGGTCATGGTGATGACGTGAAACGTGCCATCGTAATTGTTGACCAACTTGGGGGCATTCGGGGAGCTAATGATGTCAATCGCCTGTTGGTAATTGTCTTTCTGAAGTTGTTTTCCTGCCTCGATGTCTTCCGAGGTACGCTTATTCCACCCGTCCGTGATTGCTTTGATTCGTTGGTCTTCCGGCAGTTCAGAAATCCGTGTTGCTTCATCGTGGGAAAAT